CCAAGCAAAATCCCAGGCAAAATCCCAGGCAAAATCCCAGGCAAAATCCCAAGCAAAATCCCAAGCAAAATCCCAAGCAAAATCCCAGGCAAAAGGGCAATCAAAAGGGCAAGCAAAATTCAACTGTCCGAAAACGGCGGACAGTTAAAAATCCACGGTTAAGTTTGTGACAAAAAGTCACGTGCTAGATTATAATTATAAGTGCGGTTTGTGAAGTAGGTGTATAATCTAAAAAGGCCGCCCAGAGACAGCCTTATAGATCTTTGATAACAATCAATTTGTAACTAACTAAATGCAATCATACAAAAGGAAAATTATCATTAATATATATAATTTTTTTTAAAATATCAATATGAAAAGCGTCCACTTTTAAATGAACGCTTAACAACAAAAACCAAAATCATCCAATAGATTTTTAGAGAGAGATATGAGCCGTTGGACAATTCAATTTTTTTTATAATGTTTTTATAGCTAGAGTCAAGATGTGTAAGCGAGGACGCTGCGATAACGTCCTCAGTGATATGTGTGCGTGCTTCTAATAAGGTTTATATTGGTTAAGTAAAAACACAAGCAACAAAATACATAAATCAATTTAAACTATAAATTCTTTTATGATTTTTTTTGTATCTTCGTAAGCTTTAAGCACAAACTCCATGTCTCTCAATAATCTTTTACTAGGGCTTTTTTCAGAGCTTAACACCCTACTTAAATAACTATGTGTTATATTAAGATCATCGGCAAATGTAGCTTTCTTTAACCCTATTCTTTCTATCCTTATATTTAAATTATTTAGGTCTTTTTGTATTTCGTTCATAATTTTATTTAAAAAAGCCTGTATAACTAGAATAAATATAAAAACAAGAATTTTCGTATTTATGTAAAATTTTCTTGACCTTTTATAAAGTTTTTTTATAACTACTTATATAACTTATTATTATATAATATGGATAACGAACAAACACCAAGCTTAGTGCAAACATTAAGTTACATACAAACAAATCTTAAGGCGCATAAAAACCTTTACAACTCATTTGGAGGCTACGCACACAGATCTTGCGAGGGTATTTTAGAGGCTGTTAAACCATATCTAAAAGACTCTGACTTAGCATTAATTATATCTGATGAGCTAGTCTGTATAGGAGATAGATTTTATGTAAAAGCTACTGCAACATTAAAAGATAATCAGGGAGGTGAAATAAGCGCGCCCGCATATGCACGAGAGCCAGAACAAAAAAAAGGTATGGATGCTGCGCAAATTACTGGTGCTACTTCTTCTTATGCTCGTAAATATGCACTTAGTGGCTTGTTTTGCATTGATGACAACAAAGATGCTGATAGCATGGATAGCAGCGTTGAGGTTGAGCAAACTAATTTTTTAAATGATAATCAAGTTAAGTTAATCACAAATAAAGCTAAAGAGGTTGGGGTCGATATTGATGTTATATGTAATGCCATGAAAGTGGAAAGTTTAAATCAAATTAAAGAGGTAAAATACAATGCAATTATTAAACGACTTGAATCTAAGCAAGCAACTAAAATGGAGGCTAGCGGAAATGTGTGAAGATAAAACTGAGTTAAGTTATTATGACGTTGCTATAATGAATGTAGTAAATAGAAAACCATTGGAGACTTATAATGCTTTTATGAATGAAATTAGTCGCTTAAGAAGTATGGTAAAAGGTGAAGCGGGAAATCCATGCGAAGACTTAATAACTATTATTAAAGAAATATCTTTAGAGACTGAGATTATGCTCTCTGAAGAGCCTGTGTATAAAATGACTGATGAGGTAATGTAATGAAAAATAAATTAGAAAACTTAGTTGAGCAAATAGAAGATTATGGCTGTGTTGAGGCACGTGTTGAGTTAGAAGACTGCGCGCCATGGTATTTAAGCTTAACTTTAGGAGATGAAGAACCAACTAACTAATATTAATTAACAAAAGGTAAACAATGCAAATAAATGTAAGCTACGCAGGCGTAGAAGGTGTTCTTGATATAGAAGAATATTGTAAAATTCGCGATATTGCTGTTGAGGATGTAACAAATTTAAATTGCGGACATAACAAAATAACAGAAATAAAAGGTTTAGATAAGTTAGTTAATTTAGAATGCTTGTCTTGCGTTAATAACAAAATAACAAAACTAGACGTAAGCAATTTAGTTAAGTTAGAGTGGTTATGGTGCGACAGTAACGAAATAACAGAGGTAAAAGGTTTAGATAAGTTAGTTAATTTAAAGTGGTTACATTGCTATAATAACCAACTAACAGAAATAAACGTTAGCAAATTAGTTAATTTAAAGGTGTTATTTAGAAGACTGTGGTCCATGGTATTTAAGCTTAACTTTAGGAGATGAAGAACCAGCTAACTAATATTAATAAACAAGAGGTAAACAATGCAAATAAATTTAAACTACAAAGATTTAGAGGGTGTTCTTGATATAGAGCAATACTGCAAAGATAATAATATCGATACTGAGAAAGTAACGTCTTTAGATTGCAGTGATAACCAACTAACAGAAATAAAAGGTTTAGATAAGTTGGTTAATTTAGAGGAGTTATATTGCGGTAATAACAAACTAACAGAATTAGATGTTAGCAAACTAGTTAATGTATGGGCGTTATATTGCGATGAAAACAAACTTACAGAATTAGACGTTAGCAAACTAGTTAATTTAGAGTGGTTATATTGCCATTGTAACGAACTTACAGAATTAGATCTTAGCAATTTAGTTAAGTTAGAGGTGTTACAGTGCGACAGTAACGAAATAACAGAGATAAAAGGTTTAGATAAGTTAGTTAATTTAGAGTGGTTAAATTTAGAGGAATATATACATTTTAAGCCTGAACCTGAGCCTGAGCCTGAGCAAGACAAACTCGATTTGCTAACAAATAGAGTTGAGAAGCTAGAGCAAATAATCTTAGAGCTAACAAAAGGTAAATAATGCAAATAAATTTAAACTACGAAGATTTAGAGGGCATACTTGATATTGAGCAATATTGTAAAGATAATAATATTGCTGTTGAGAAAGTAACGTCTTTAGATTGCAGTGAGAACGAACTTATAGGATTACAAGGCTTGGATAAGTTAGTTAATTTAGAAAAGTTAGATTGCTCTTATAACCAACTTACAGAATTATATGTAACCAATTTAGTTAAGTTAAAGTGGTTACATTGCACAATTAACTGCCTAACAGAATTAGATCTTAGCAAGTTAGTTAATTTAGAGGAGTTAGATTGCTCTTATAACAACATAACTGAATTAGACGTTAGCAATTTAGTTAATTTAAAGGTTTTGTATTGCGAAAATAACCGACTAACAGAATTAGATCTTGGCAAGTTAGTTAAGTTAGAGCGGTTATATTGCGAAAATAACCAACTTACAGAACTAACAAAAGGTAAATAATGAGTACAATAAACAAAGTAATATTAATTGGTCGATTAGGAAAAGACCCAGACATAAGAACAACACAAGCAGGAAAACTAACCGCTAGCTTTTCGCTTGCAACTTCTGAGAAATGGAAAGCTAAAGATGGAACGCCACAAGAAAAAACAGAATGGCATAACATAACTGTATTTCAAGAAGGGCTTGCAAAGGTTGTTGAGCAATATGTTAAGAAAGGCACTATGCTATATATTGAAGGCAAGCTCGAAACTTCTAAATATGTAAATAAACAAGGACAAGATCAATATTCTACTAAGATTGTTTTAAATGGCTATAACTGCGTTTTGCAAATTGTAAACAATCTAGCAAATGAGCAAAGTCGTGTTTTAAATTTAAGTAAAAATAATAAAAAAAATGATGAAAAAAACGTGTATTTTGATAAGTTTGATGATGAAATTCCTTTTTAACTTGCATGGTAAAAACATATACAACTTTAAATAAAATCAAGAAAGAGTTTGAATGTCATAAGTTTTATAAATTGTTGTTACATGACTTAAATAAACAAGAGCCTGATGACGAGCCATTATCACTAATAGACATATTGGAAAAAAGAGGCATTGAATACGCATTACTATGTTTAAGAACCTTAGATAATGATCACAAATTGGACATTGCTAAGTATGCTGTTGAATGCGCCAATGATGTTATTGATATATTCGAGCATAAATATCCTGATGATATTAGCCCAAGAAATGCTTTAGAAATTGCAAAATATTTGTTGTACTCCCAAAACCCTGATAAAGTTAAAAAACTTACCGAGTTAAAACATTTTGCTGGTCAAGCAGTTGATTCGACAAAAAAAGCTAATAACGAAGCGTTTTTTTCTGCGTGTACTTGCGCTAATGCTGCCTACGCAACTTATGAGGTTTTTATGGATTACACAAATTGTGAAGACATAGCCTATGACACATATTTTGCTGCATGGTCGGCTAAATATGCGAAAGCAAATAGTCAAGAAGCTATATTTAGAAAACATTTTAGTAACTCCGATGACAACTAAATCATATCATCAATATATATTAGAAATTAAAACAAAGAGAAGAAAGCATAGATTTATTGCTTACTCTATATCTTGCGTTTGCTTTTTATTATATATAGCTATCGCTCACTTTTGATATTTGTTCACAAAACCCTAAAACGGGCTCTTTTACAAACTTTGTTTAAAGAACGAGTTTAAGAACCAAAATATAGCATTTTATATAATTGTTTTTTAGATTTGCAAAATGTCCGCAAAAGGATCGTTTTACGAACTGTTGTTAATCTTCAATATTTGAGATCTCTAAAATAAACTCTTTTGGCAATGTTCGTTGCAAAAATGTTAAAGTAGTTTGTGAATTTAAAACTGCTATATCATTTTTAATAAAGCCATAAGTTTGCCCTACTAGAATACATCCTTTAGTATGCTTTGATATATTTCCGTTGTGAAATAGTATAGAGGAACGACCAGGGACATTTAGAATTTCCCACACATTCTGATACTTAACTCCATTAAATTCTTTACAATGATATATACCACAAGGTATCGATGATATATATGGCTTGTTGTCTAAATATGGATTTTCTAAAGTTTTACAGATCTCGTTGTTTTGCGAGTCATTTAAGACACCTAATATTGCTTTGTTGCTTATTAAATACCTTTTTAGCCTAAATACTTGCATTATAAATTTTTTAATAATGATTCTTTTTCTTCTGCTTTAAGATTAGATTTTTTTATATATGACTTTAAAAGAATATTGTCTAAGTCATTGTTATTTCTATTAACTAATATTTTTAACCCTTCTAATATCGCTATTTGCAATACTCCGCTTGGTATGCAACTGTTAATAATTTTAAATCCTAAGTTTACGGTTTTTGTTAATTTGGATATCATGTTGTTTATTTATAATAAGGTTTTTTCAACTATAACATGAATTATACTTGATTTATATAAATATGTACACTGTTTTTAAAATTCACAAAAGAATACAGAATATTATTAAAAATACTAAACAAGAAAATCTATATAAAGAATTAGAGATATTTAGATTAGAAATAATCTTATATGAACGCAAAGTTGCTTACGAAAAAGTATTTTATTTTAAAAAGAAATTATCAGAAATTAAAGGGCTTTTATTTAGATTTTAGCCTTTGATCTATAACCTGCATGTGTAACTCCATTTTATCAGTTAAGTTGCGTTCTAGGGTTATTATTTGTTTTTCAATCTCATTTAGCATTGTTTGCAATGTTCTTTGTGATGTGTAATTTTCTTTAAAGCTTGCTATATCCTCTTTGGCTTTGCTTAGATCATCACGAATAGCGCTGTTTTCTTTTTCTAGTCTAGCTAAATGATCTTTAAGCATATAACTAAATAAAGTTATTAAACAAATAACTAGGCCTTGTATTATTTCCCACTGGTCGATGATCATCTTAATTACAATCCCATCTTTTTAACGCTAGCCCTTTGCGTGTTAATTTACCACCTTTAGAAGTAGGGCCAGGAACACCACTCATTCTAGCGCAAAATGACTTTCTTCTTTTAGCTTTAGTTGGGCTTTTTTTAGCTGCTGCTGCTGTTACTGGTGCTTTTAAGTTACTTCCTGTTTGTCTATTATATTTCTTTCTGCCTTTTTCTGTAAGGCCGCCTTTTTTTGATTTCTCCCCTTTTGATACTAATAGGCTAACAGCTCTTTTCTTAGGCATCATTTTTTCTTTTTAGCTGTTTTGGCTGCTGCCTTAAAAGCTGCTGCTGTAGGCGCGCCTTTTGCTCCTGCTTTACGCATTTTCTCGCCACTTCCTGCAGCAATTCTTTTGCGTTTTGCATGAATATTTGAATATAGACCTTTCTTTTGCATAATTTACCTTAAAAATCAGTGTTTATTAATTCTAATTCTTCAACAGTAGATGCATTTGTAATATCATCTTGCAAGCTTCTTGCTAAAGCTCTATTGTCTGCAACCCCTTTTTTAAAATCAACGCCTGATTCAACTTTTCTTATTGCTTGCCAATCAGTAGCTTTTAGATAAAAATTGCATGCTGCCAATTTAGAGTTTTTAAGCTCCTCTACTAATTCTTGATCGGTTTTGGTATATTCTGTTAATTTGCCATCTACAACCGCAGCTATATTTAGCTCTAAAGCTGCTTGATGTTCTTCTTCTGTAACCTCAATATATGGCAAGCCATCTATTGTCTTTGCATCTTCATCAATAACAATGTTGTTATATTTTATAAAGCTAGGATAATAACCCTTAACTTTTGTTGTTTCTTTATTGTATTTTACTTTTATTGTTTTTGTCATAATTTAATATTTAATATCCTATTGAATGCCAATATAGGTTGTCAGCACTAGCTCCACTACCTCCAGAGTCATCAATTTTAAAACTAAATTGAGAGGTTGAAAATGTGCCTGTTAAAAAAGCGTATCTAAAAGCCCCATCATTTTTCCTTGCTTGCAAATATACTCCGCGATTTGCTGTTAAATAAGTTAGATTCAAAGTGACTGTTCCAATAGATGACGGTGAGTTTACAACTCCCCACTGAAATATTAGCCCATTTGGCAAATAAGTATAACCGTTTGCATTGAAAGAGGCTGCAAAATCACTGTCAATTCTGCCTATTGCTAACCAATTTGCACCGTCATAGATTAACTCTATGCTATCTATAGTAAAATCTAAAAGAATATCCTTGTTGTCATACAATTGAATATTACCAGTACCATCTTTTATAACAACATTTCTTGTACTGCTAGCTATTATTAGAACAACTCTATCGCCAACCGTTCCGCCAGATATTGTATCTAAATCATCAGTGGCAGCACTGCCCTCTGTATCTAATCTTATATGTCCGCAAGTGTACGCAATAGCTCCACTTGATATAGTTTGCGAAACAACACTTGTATTAAATTTACCATTTACTGTAGCATCGGTGACGTTAATATCACTTGACCAGTTAGCATCTGTTCCGTCTGAGGTTAATATTTGATTTGCAGTCCCTAGAGCTAATCTCTCCGCTGCTGCTGCTGATGATCCTCTAATTAAATCACCTCTTGTTGTGATAACGTCTTCTTGAGCATCTAAAGTAGTTCTTGCTGCTGCTGCTGTCTCTGCCTCTAATACTGTTTTCATAAATGCAGTTGTTGGCGATTCAGCCGTTCCATCTGCTGCTATTGGATCACCACTAGAATCAAAAGCTAAGTATTTGCTAGATCTAACACTTGTTATAGGAAGCTCAACCGATGTTGCTGTGTCTTCATCTTTCAATAAAAATGCTCTTTTTGTTTCTGTTTCGTTTTCTTGTAAGATATGTGTTATTCTGTCTAGTTGATCATTTAACTCACTAGTTAAAAAATCACCTGCCTGATTAAAATCCGTTGTTCTTGTAGTAGGGGTTGCACCAACGACCGTTATAATATCATCTAATGCAGCTCCACTAACTAAAGTAATATTACCGCCTGAAGCCTCGCCAACATCTGATACTGTGTAATCTGTTGTAATAGTAAGGGTAGTGCTTGTTCCATCAGATGCTAAGGTTTGAATAACTGTAATTTCATCTTGATGTTGTATAGGAAAAGGATAGGGAAAAACTGTTTGTCCTGCTGTAGCTTGATATTGCTCTCTTCTTTCGTTTGCTGTAACTGTCATTATAATGCCTCGTTATTCTGTTTTTCTAGTTTAGCTTGCAAAACTAATTGGTCAATAATAGGATACTCCTCACGCAACTTTTCTTTAGCTGCTTTTATATAATCTCTTTGTATCTTATTTATAATATCCTGCTTTTCTTCTCCATCTGTAAAACTACTATAAAACGCAATAGATTGTGGCAATGTTCTATCTATTAGGCTTGTAAGAGCATCTTTCATATTTTGATTGTTGTATTGAATTAATTCTATTTCCTGCCCTCTTAATTCTAACATTCTGGAATATATTTCTCCATAGTCTCTTAAATTAATTTTTTCGCCATCAAAAGTCTGTGTTTTTAATGGCATACTAACACTATAACCTTCTTTTAACAAATATTCATCAAGCGGACTATCTTTTTCTTTGCTTGCGTAAAAAGGATTAAATAAACTAGTAATTCCTGATGTTGTTTGATCTAAAATGTTTTCATCAGGGTATCTATATTGAATTACTTCTCCGTATACATTTCTACGTTTTGGAACATCTTCTGAAAAACCTGGAATCCTTGCTTTAAAAGCATCTGTAATATTAGTTACATATTCTCGCTCTGGATTGACTGCCCTTTCACCTGCTGCTACTCCTGCTGGTACAAACGAACTTAAAAACCTTTGAACAAAAGATTCGGCTTTGCGCTCTGGGTCTGAGAATGCGTCCATTAAATTTGATATTCCTTGTAAAAAGGTTTTGTTTATTGTTGCATCTGTTAATGCTAAAATAGAAGCTGTTGTAACTTTATCAACTTCATCTTGCGCATCTATATCATACATTTCATAATTAGTTAAAACCTCTGCCATTGTTGTACTAAAAGAAAATAATGTTGAAAAAGGCTCTAGCCCTGCATAACTATAATAAGTATCACCAATTTTTACTGAGTTTGGCTGCCAACCTGTACGTTTTAAAGCCGCCCTTGTTTTTGGATTTGAAGGCCCTGCACCTGTAATATTACCATTAATAGACATATCAACGCCTAAAGCCATTAAGCTTGACCCCATCCCTATTTTTACCAAAGCTTCCGCTTGCCTATCACCTCCTGCTGCTAAATCTTTACGTGTTTTTTGCAAAGTTAATGCTAAAGGTGTTCTCTCGTAAGTAAATTTAAAGATGTTTGTAGGTGTTTTATAAAATGGTACAATAAATTTTAGTGATGGGTTTTGACTTATAATTCTTTGTAATAGTTGACCAGTTTTACCAAGTTGGTTTGTGTAGGTTGCATAATCAGCAAAATCAATAGCTTGCTGTTGTAATAATTGACTAGGAGAACTAATAGAATTTGCAATATGATCTCTTAATTCTTCACCTTTCAAACCTTTTGTTATACCTTCTCTTGTAGCTAGAGCATTTAATTGTGCTTTATATAAAACAGTTTTTGAGTATTCATCGCCAGCAGCAAGAGCCTTGAATGACGTATTGACAACTCTACCATAATAATCTAGCGCATACCCTAAAGGCTTTGCCATGCCTTGTAAATCTAATATATCTCTTGAGCTAGCACGAACTCTTGGTAACTCAACTTTTTCCATACCAATTGTTACTTGACCAGTTTTAAAAGCTTTTCCTGCATTAGCAAAAGCAAGTTTTTGTGATTCAACCAACCCTTTAAAATAGGCATTTGCTTCAGCTATAGTAACGTTGCTTTGTGGTAACAATGCTTGACCATATCTTTCAAATCCTAGCATTAAAGTTGTTGCTGAATTAGATAAAATGTTTTTTGAATGTGTTGTCGGACTAGTCAACAACCCCGCAGTCCATACTTCAACTAGCGCGTCTTTTGTGCGAGCATAAGCGGAATTTTGAGTAATGTAATTTATTTGTGTAGTATCTAATTGACCATCTGCAAAAGATGCCAGTTTTTTGGCTAAATCTTTTCCTGCTTCTGCACCACCAAACATATTTAATATTTCCTCCATGCCTTTTAGTTTTTCTGTTGGTGTTGCTGTTGCTGGAATAGACCAAGCTTGTAATGCTCGTCCTGCTTCTGCTCTTGCTCCTAAAACTTCCTTTTGGACTGCATGATGAGTAGCAACCATTTTTCGAAAAGCGTATTGATCAACGTCTGTTGCTTCTGGACTTGCTGCTTTTTTTGCAAGCTCCATTAACTTATTTGTAGTATTATAATAAAAATTTCTAGCCGCTGTTATTTGTTCAGCATTTAAAGGCTGCCCTTCTCTTCTTTCTAGAAGCGTTTGAAAACCGTCTATATCTTCAGCTTCTCGCAAAGTAACTTCATTAGATCTAACACCACGACGTGCATCTTGTACTTTAGGCAATAACTGCGTTTCATTAGCATAAGCTTGCATTGCTTGCTTTAAATCTTCTGGACTGTCTATTCTAGCAAAATTGATTTGAATGTCATCTGCTGTTTGAAATTTTGGGGCGGCTTTTTCTGATTTAGCTTTATTAAAAATATCCGCTAATCTTAGCCTTTCTTTTGTTGAGTGACCAAAATATCCAAATTCATTTATACTATCACCAGCGAATTGAATATCTTTAGCTCTTGCTTTGAAAGAATACACCTCAACACCCTCCTGCAAACTTTCATCTTTTGCATATTCTTTAGATAAAGTTACCCAATCACCGGTCCTCAATTCTTTAATTGGTGACGCTCTATAAATAGTCACCTCCGCATTAGGATCGCCCTTAACTTTTAACAACTCCCTAAAAGATTCCTTGACTGATTTATCAGTCATATCTTCGTAATAATGAGGATTTTGATAGAAATCTTTTGGAAACCCCATATCTGAGACATCTTGAGTTACGTTGGAAGCTGTTGCACCTGTTTTGGTGGGTCTATGTTGCATAGCTCCAGATAAAGTTTCCTCTTTTGGCGGTATTAAGTCTAAAAAATCATCAATGTTTTTTGCTTGCTGTGCTTTTTTTATTAAAGGCAATTCATCAATTTGCTTTGCTGTTAAACCTTCAGTTTCTTTTACTGCTGCTTGCATTTTTGTAAAAACAAAATCTTCGCTATCTGCTTTTCCTAACATGCTAAGTTGTTCGACTT